ATTCTTCAGGTTAATAACTGAATCGTCGGGATGATCCAGTTCTCCGATGGCGCGCTGTTCTTTGACGAGCTTCGCATAGTTTTTCATCTCGCGCATTAAAACTTTGTGGGGATAAATTCTGCCATTTCCGTTTTGGATATCAGCTTCTTGTAGCTTGCCTGAGAGGATCATTCCTCCGTCGGCTACGTAGCGCTTTTCATCCTCCGTGAGGAGATCTTGGCAGACTCCGCCTTCACATAGTTCGTAATATTCTCTTAGTAGTTTTTGGCTCATTTATTCCTGCGCTGCCTCCTCGTCCTTAAAAAGTCCGGTTCCCGAAGTGTCTTGCCCTTTATCAGTCTGGCCGGCCGCGATCTGCGCTTGTTCTATCGTTTTCCCCATCCACTCTCCCCATCTCGAAATATTCTTAGCGAAAGCTTCGATATAGGGCCCCAATTGGGCATCTTTAGATATGACAGTGTTGTCAAACTCATTTTCTCGACTGGCAGCCTTGATCTGACGTAGGTTGGATAAATAATCCTTTCTAAGAGCGCTCATTGAATTCATGGCAGCCCTCATCATATCCAATTCCTGCTGGGCGCCTTGTTTGCGGCTTATCGTTGCAGCTTTCTGGGATGCTTCCTCGCCGGCCTTGGAAAGACCAACACCTTTAAGCCCCCTAGCGAGTGCTTTCTGCCCATGTTTCTTCATCGCATCTTTTGAAAATGTAGTAGCAGCCTTAGATTTGAGGACGTCCCAATAGCCCTCGTCCAGTTCGCCAGACTCTATCAATGCGTCAACCTCTTCGAGAATAATCTCTCTTAAGATAGCCTTATCAACTTTCACAGCTAAGACCCCTTACAGCAATGTCGAACTGGTTGAAGCATCCACTTCTGTGTCCAAATGTTTGTGTTCATATTTAACTCCGTGATCACCAAAGACCATATTTAAAACGTAAGATGTCCCAGACGATAACCAGCCGAGAAGGAAAAAGTTAAAGACGGAAACGTCAAAGTTAAATAGTTCCGTAAAGGGAGAAAGTAGCATTAAAAACCAACCTACATGAAATCCCATGCACATCGGACATTTAAAAAGCTTTCCTATCTTTCCTTTGGTGGGTCTTATTCTATCGAATAGTGTACCATATACAATGATCTGTGTTAAGCCGTAAGCGCATAGTATGAATGTTAGTAGTTCCATTTTATTTCCTAATGTTTAAGTTTCCGCAGCATTTAGTTTACTAAAGTTTATCTTTTTTCCACCGCCAGTGTGCCGGGCGAATCTCGACAAAGAAGTGCCGAGCGCGCTGATAACCAGCTCGACCCCTCCGACAGCAGCGACTGCTGTATCCCACCACCCCTTGACTCCCGTGGATACCGAAATAAGTTTTTCTATCATTCCAGCAAACTGAGTCCTTAAGATATTGAGAAAGGCATTATTGACCGCGTTCTTAAGCCACGTCTTAAACTGTTCGGCCGTTTCTTCACTCTCGTCCGATTCAAGCTTTTTGTTCAGCACCGTATAATCCTCTACAAAATCTTTTACCTTGTCCCATATCCACGTAAACCCTATGGATAAGCCGGCTGTGGCGATTGCTTTCTTCCATCCTGACATGGATTTAACCGACTCGATTACTTTATTTATAGTGTCTAGGGCCTTTTGCGCAATAGAAGCAAAATTGGGCATATCCCACGTCGGCAATCTTTGTATTAAAGCTTCCAATATGGGCTTCAGTCCGTAGCGCCACTTGTGTCTTAAATTCACTTTCCATATGGCGCCCGTGAAATTGGGAATTAATTCTGGATTTGTTGCGACTCGATACAGCTGTTTTATGATAGCCCAGCCTTCTTCGCCAAACTTTTTAATTCCGGCCGCGGCATCGATAAACTTGCCGGCAACAGCACCCGCGGCGGTCTTGACCGTCTGGACCGCATCATCCCAGAAACTTTCAAGAAGCATCTGTTCTCTCAAGATTTCCTGTTTAAGATGTTCTGTTAGTGGGGCGACATCTCCAGATTCCGTGAGGGGAAGAGAAATTCCCAAAACCTTTGTAATGTATGAACAGTCCTCGAAGAGAAGTTGATTCTTCTGTTCTTGTAGGAGATACCCTCTCCAGCCATTCATTATTAAATGCATGTCGGACATCAAAAACTCCTAGATTGTATAGAGATAGTTAAGTGAATAGGGATCTCTAATATATCCGGGACGGATGGAGCCCTTTTCAACAGCTTGGGGCACTTCGCCAAGTTCGGTGGAGTCGGTCTTGTCGGGATGCAGAAGCTCATCGTCCGTCATCGAGATGATAGCATCGGTGCTTTCGAAGTAAGGACGCTCTTCATCAATAAAGTTTGAGATATTAATTAAAGCTAGCTTAGGGGCGTTAATTTCTTCACTAGTGGGCTTTTGCATTGTAGCTTCGAAGGAGCCGAAAAAGGATCCAGCCTTAATGGATTCTGGAATAACGACTCCGCGCTTCTTGAGGTGAGCAAAGAGACGGTTTTGTGCGCCATAGACCATATCACTGGGTACATCCTTGGGAAAGGCAATAACTTTGTTTTGTTCGGGAGAGAGCACGATATCGATGTCACCATGATCAAACACCATGACGTCCCCGCTTAAACTTTTGCGGGCATCAATTTCAAGTCTCACCTTTTTTTCATTGGCTTTAGGGCCAATCTTAATTATCACCGCCATCTGTAGTAAGTTCCTTTGCTAGTTTTTGTGTTTTGAGAATTGTCGTGAGGACGTTTTCATTAACGCCTTGAGTCGCATATGACTCAAGCTTGGTTACTATCTGTTGTGCCTTGGTGGACATGTCGTCGTCGGCACTAATATGTTCATTGTTTTGGGCTTCTTGGATTACTTCCTTCAGGCGCCCGATTTCTTCATTTAAGAAGACCTTCAGTTCCAACGCGTTGTCCGCGAAAGAAGAGATATAATGGCTTAAGAGTTGCTTTTGTTCTTCCAGCAATTCTCCGTCATACTTCTCATTAAACTTCTTGACGAAAGACCTATAAACCACATCATCTATCTTTTCTTCAAACTTGACCTCTTCCGGTGAAGATCGCATTCCTGTTAAAATTTGAGTCTCCAGAATGACGCGGTTTTTGGGAGAGGTGTTGTCTCCAAAAATCTGGGCGATGGTGGCAATCGTCTTATAGTTCGGAACAAAGTTGTTAAACACCGAAGGAGAAAGCGTTTTATTAACGTCGTGAATCAAATCGCTTTGCTGATCAAATAGTATATCTGGAGACAGGAGGCGCCGTTGGAGCTTGGATTCTTTAAGTACTTTTTCGGAGGTAATCAAATCAAAGCTTTGGTTTTCATATAACGAACGATAGCAGTCTAAATCTTTTTTGAGAATTGAGTCTCCACTGAAGTGCTTCTTAATCACATTCATTGCTGCTTGTTGTCGTTCGGTGTCTCCCTTTAGAAGTGCTACTGTGTTTTCACGAACAAGAGCCTCATATATAAAGGCTGTGTTACGCTTCTTATTGTGTCTTATCTTCATTCTTTTGCTCCGTTAAAGTTTTCTTACTAGAATCTAAATCTCTAAGTAGAGTTCGAACCGATTCATTAATTTGAAAAACCTTGTCCTCCTCTGCCAATTCGTGTACGCTATAAATAGATTGGTCATCTTCATAAATACCTATCCCTAGACCAGAACCATTTTTTAAGGTGCTGATATCGGTGAGTCCTGGGACTATATTACGCAAAGTAGCGCTGCTTTTCTCTTTCGCATATTTAGCAGCATTCGAACGTTTGCGTGCTCCTGCGTCTCGCCGATCCACTCTTCGTGACTTATACACCTTCCCCTTGGAACCCGGCGTAAGACGCGGGGCGTTGCGAGATCCGGGCGGTACTGCCAAAAGTGATGACTCTTCGCCCCCCTCTTCTCCGCCAGCCTCACCGGCAGGCATCTCTTCGGGTCCTCCAAGGTCTCCTCCGAGATCTCCTCCGAGGTCACCGCCGAGGTCACCACCAAGATCGCCACCTAAGCCACCACCAGTTTCTCCGGCTGCCGCGGCTTCGGCAACTGCTTGTAGGGCAGCGTCGTGGGATCGGTCATAGTACATCTCGCGCTGATTACGCATGAATTCCTCGCTAGACATGCCGAACACATGTTCGGATACCCAACGTCGCGAGAAGTAACCCTCGGTGGCAGACCCTGCGATGTCAAACTTTTGCTTCCAATGTTCAAGCTCTTGAAGTTCTGCAATCTTCGAGGGATTGTTGAGGGTAAGTTCAAAGCCGAGCAGGTCGTCTCCCCTAAAACCAAGAGTATAAAGATGGATAATGCCGATCTTCGTTAGCTCAGCAATAATGACGCGCTGCAATCTTTGAATTGTTCTGGAGAAGCGAATGTCCTTCTGTGCCAGTGTGGTCTTGTCTTCTGCCGCGCCTTCGCCCATGGCAAGATATGCCTGGGGAATTTTTAGCGCAGAAAAGAGCTTGTCGCGCAGGTACTTAATGTCATCAATCTGAGTGATGTTCTGGGCGCCTGCGAGGCTTTCGATTGCTGTGGCAGAGCCGGGGCGCACTGGAAGGAAATAGTCCTCTTCAATGCTCATGGGGTTATAACGTAAGTCAACGCGGCCAGTGTTCTTGTCGATAACGGAGTGACGCTTAAGATTAGTGACAATCTTCTGCATGTATTGCTCCACATCTTGTGGGGGAATGGAACCGACGTCGATCTTGAATACTCGACGTTCTGATGATCTCACGACTCGGTAAGCCATCATGGCGTCTTCCATCAGAACCAGTTGGCGCCAGATTCGGCGTGCAGGCTCTAGGATGGATGTACCATAAGGTGCATATTTGTCGTTACCGAGAATGCGGAAGTGAGCAATTTGCCAGTTCTCAAATGTCATTCCTGCTGAGTTCCACTGGTACTGCACGTAGTTAGGGTTGGTGGAGTCTAGTCCCTCCATTCGTTCAACCTCTTGGGGAGGCAGAGCGATTACCGTTTGGACTCCGTATTTCTCATCCACTTCCAAGTACAGGAAAAAGTCTCCGTACTTGCACATGGTTCGGGCCCAGCCAAACAAGTTATACTTGAGATTCAAAATGCTATCGAAGAGGATAGCCAGCACGGCTTTAATCTCTTCGTTGGGGCACTTGATGTTAAGCATGGGTCGCAACTCAGAATAGGTCGTCATTTCATCTGCATAGATGTCCATGGTGGAAGCAATCTCCGGCATGTACTCCATTTGATCAAAATCGATATATCGCTCGGAACGGCGCTGGTTTTGGATTGCGTTGGTGGCAATCGTGTCAAGAGGATTATATAGAGTCTTCTTAAACTGTTGTCCGGAAGCTGTCTGGAACCTAGACGAAAACTTGTCCAAGTGTTGGCGCCGGATGCGTCGGCCTGATTGGGACCGGTAATTAATAATCGGGCCAGAGAAAAGACGAGTTAAAGCTTTGAATAAGCTGTTTTCGCTATTGCGGGGGTTTCTGTCGTTAGGGGGCATTTATGTTCTCACTTTATAATCCATTTATATTGACTATATAAATCTTTCGCTTCGTTCATTTTATCAAAAACGTTATCTTTTTTATAGCCTTCTTGACCTTTAATTTGTGTATTCATAGTTTTTTTGGTAGTATAGATGGCATTTACGAAAGCTTTTTGATAATTTAGGTCGCGACTGTTGGCTTGTAATGCCGTATCTCTCACCCAACATGCGATGGCTAGTGCCATAATTAAATCATCATTGTAGCCTTTCATGGCCTGTGGCTTACCGTTCCTCCATATAAAGGTCTTCATTTCGTTAACTGTGCGAGATGAATATACCTTAATTAGTTTGTTTCTGATGAATTCTTCCAGTTTTGCAATGATGAGTGGGCGCGTCTTCATAGAAGTGGTAAAGCCGGGGATTACACTGTTCATATATTCTGCTTGGTATTGTTCGACATATTCGTGTGTTGATTTGACTGAGTGGTATACATTAGGATATTGGTGTTCGTTTATTAGTTTCTCTAAAACCGAAAATCCGATATTGTTATTCTCGACCACAATCATGCATGTTCCAAACTCTCGGCCGATGCTGTTGAGCATATTTGCATACATATCAATTGTTGGCTTGCCTTGGTATTCTCCGAGGCATTCGAGTGTTTCAAGTTTAATCAACTGAAAGGTTGAATAATCGGCACCATCGCCGCGAGAAACATCAGCTACCAGCAGATAATTGCAGGTAGGATCAAACTCTTCCCAAATCCAAAAATTGCGATCAAAACCTGTTCGGTACTTTGGCTCTTTAACTTCTGCAAGTAGCCATTCCATGCACTCCGGATCAATAACTGTTTCTCCCGAAGTATTGAAATTGCATGCTAACTCTTGCGCAATTTGTCTCTTGGACATGTTGCGCGTTTCCTTTCTATACCACTCTTCGTCTCTGTCGGGGTGTACGTCCCACGGTAGTGTAGTTAGGTGAAAGTTGTTGGCGGCTGCTTCGGCATCCACACAAGTTTTATGAAACCAATTTCCGACACCGTTGGGGGTGGACAATGCAATACAGCGCCCACCGGTTGAAAGAGTGGGATACAGACCAGTCCACAACTCATCCAACCCCTCAATGTGCGCGGCCTCATCTAGCACCAACAAGGATAGAGCTTCTGAACGGCCGGCGTCGCCCGAGGTAGAAGTAGCTTTAATTGATGATCCGTTGGACAATTCAAAGGAAGTGCGGTTGTCGACCGAAATAGTAGCAATCTTTAACCAGTCGGGAAGGTTGCGCATGATGTTCTTAACCTTCTTCACAAGGTTTCCAGCGGTGGCGAACTTGGTTGCCATAACCAGAATTGCCTTGTCGCGGTGAAAAAGCATCATCCACACAATATAACCTGCTGTAATCGTTGAGATTCCTAGCTGTCTCGCCTTAAGAATGACATTGAATCGGTAGTCGTTAAACTCTTTGAGAAGTTCATCTTGGAAATCGTATGTGTCAAAAAGAATCAACCCGTGCATCGGGTGGGATATACGGGCGTATGTGTTGAGAAAATAAGACGGATCTTTACCGCACTTTAATATTTCTTTAACTCTTTGCTTTTTGTCTAGTTGAAAGCTCATACATTTTTCATGGCCGCTAATACCTCTTCTCTATTAGTGAGGTCTCCTTCACCATCAAGCACAATCATTTCTTCAAGTCCATCTTTCCAAGCTTGATCAACTA